ATGGATCGACCCCAGCGAGACGGAGTCTGCTTCAGAAGAATAAAATATTTACCGCTTCCCTCGCAACGTAAGTTCCATAGTTCTCAGGCGCGATTCAAAGGATTTTCAGGACCCATCGGGTCCGGTAAAAGCCAGGCACTGTGTCACGAAGCCATCAAGTTGAGCTATATGAACGCGGGCAGGGTCGGGTTGATCGGCGCCCCGACTTATCCGATGTTGCGCGACGCAACCTTGGCCACGCTCTTTGACATCTTGAATACGAACTTCATCCCGTACGAGTACAGCAAAGGCGACAACGTGCTGACAATCACCGACACCGACTCCCGCGTCCTTTGCCGCTCCATCGATGAGTTCGAGCGTTTGCGCGGCACCAACCTCGCATGGTTCGCTTTGGACGAACTCACTTACAGCCCGGAAGCCGCCTGGCTGGTACTGGAAGGCCGCTTGCGGGATCCCAAGGCGGCCAGGCTCTGCGGCTTCGCGGTTTGGACTCCAAAAGGTTACGACTGGGTCTATCGCAAGTTTATTTCTGAGCCCCGCCGCAGCTACCATACCACCCTGGCCCGGCCCTTCGAGAATAAGTACCTGCTCGACCAGATTCCCGACTTCTACGACCTTTTGAAAAGCAGTTACGACGATTCCTTCTTCCAGCAGGAGGTTCTGGGAAAGTACCTCAACGTACAGGCTGGCCTGGTGTATTACGCATTCAACCGCCAGGAGCACGTGAAAGACCTCTCGGTACGCCCGGAAGTACCTCTTCTGTGGGCGTTGGATTTCAACGTAGATCCTATGTGCTCGGTGGTCGCTCAAGTCATCAAGAGCACTGTATACGTACTGGACGAAATCATCCTGCGGCACGCGAGTACACGGCAGGCTTGTGAGGAATTCGATCGCCGCTTTCCTTCTCATGCGCGAGGCATCGTGGTGTACGGTGATGCATCGGGAAACAACATGCACACAACCGGCACGTCAGACTATCACATCGTTCGTGAATATTTCGCCACAATGTACGCCGCACCATTACAGTACAAAGTTCCGAAAGCTAACCCGAGTGTTCGCGACCGGATCACCCTAACGAATGCCAAATTCAAAAGCGGCTCCGGCGAGATTCAGCTCTATATCGCATGCAAATGCACAGAGCTGATTAAAGACTTCGAGCAGGTCTGCTATAAGGCGGACAGCAACATTCCTGATAAAGACAGAGACCGTCGAAGAACCCACGCGTCGGATGCGCTCGGATACCTACTTTGGCAAGAGTGCCGGCCACTCCAGCAGATCGGAGATCGCTCACACAGACTGCTTTAGAATCTATTCCTGAATGCACAACATCAATATCGAACATCCCGACTACATTCGCTCTAAGCCGATCTGGCATAAGTACCGGCATCTTTATGCCGGCGGCGAACAGCTCCGAGAACACGCCTCCGAATACCTAGTGCGTCGCAGCAAGGAGCCGAACGAGGTCTATTTTGAACGCTTAAGCCGCGTCTTTTACGAAAATTATATTGGCTCCATTATCGACTGGTACGCGGCAACGCTCATGCGTCGGGAGTCGATCATTACATTTGAGGGCGCAAACCAGGCAGGCAAAAACTTTTTCGCCACATTTTCCGAAGATTGCGATCTGAGGGGATCGACGATTACGGAGTTCTTTCGCAATCAACTGGTGCAGGCACTAATCACTGGGATAAGCTATATTGTAGTTGACTTTCCTCGCGTCGCGGCACCTGTGACAAATCGGGCACACGAAGACGCTGTCGGCAAGTCCCGAGCTTTTCTCGTCGAATACTCTCCTGACGAGGTGATTAACTGGAGTTATGACAATTACGGCCGATTGGAGTGGGTTGTCCTTCGCACTTCGCTATTTCGGCAGGCAAATGGCATCGGCGACACCTGGGCAAAGTATACGCGATGGATCTACTACAACCGAGAAGCTTTTAAGATATTTCAATCCACTACAGATTCCACAGGAAAGGCAACGGCAATTGAACTCATCGACGAGGGCCAACATGGGCTAGCCGGGCAAGCAAGGGTCCCCGTGTTCAGCATGCAAATTTCCAAGGGGTTGTGGTTGATGAACAAAGCAGCACTATTGCAATTGGAACATTTCAACAAATCCAATGCTTTGTCCTGGGCATTGACGATGGGACTTTTTGCAACTCCCGTCATCTACTCGGAACGCGAGTGGAGCCAAATTGTCGGTGAGTCCTACTATATTCAGCTTGGACCTGACGACCGCTTCGGTTGGACAGAACCTGAGGGGCACGTATTTCAGATCGCCGCCGATAATCTAGAACGGCTTAAGGATGAGATTTATAGAGTGTGTCACTTAATGGTGCAGGCTGGAGGGACCAGTTCGGCCCACATCGGCCAATCTGGGCTCAGCAAACAGCGCGATTTCAGCATCACGCAAGAGGTCCTCCGGGCGTACGGAGACACGGTTAAGCACGCGATGAAGCAAATACTTTGTGCAATCAATGTTGCACGGCAGGATGGTTTGGCCATTGACGTCTCGGGCTTGGACGAGTTTGACATTGGAGACTTTACCGTTGAACTGAACGATGCAAAGGGGCTGCTGGATTTAGGCATTGAGTCCGAGACACTAAAGAAACAACTTTTCAAAAAGCTTGCATTAAAGTACTTTTGCGATATGCGTCAGAGCGTTAAGAATCAGATAGCCGAGGAAATAGATCGATCCTTTGAATCGAATATCGGTGGGAAGGAGAACCATGGAGGAAACAAAACGGGAGAAGCCAACGCCTACGGAGCACCAGCGCATTGACGTTCAGTCGTTGGTCAAACAGGCGATCGAAGAGTTTACCCGCACTCAGCAAGCTAAGACCGAGCCTGCCTACAAAGCTGAGTTACAAGAAGAACGGAAGCGTCGGGAGCAGCTAGAGCGGAGGCTGAACGATCTGATAGAAGAAAACAAGCGAAGTAAGCACATCGCTGAGGAAGCCGAGCGTAGTGCTGCCATCAGGGCTGAATTGCAGCGCTTGGGCGTGGGAAAGGTGGACCTAGCCTTTAAGGCCGTCAAGGATGACATTGGAAGGACGGATGAAGGAAGATTGGTGGCGAAGACCGATTCTGGGGAAATGCTGCTGAAAGACTACCTTGCAAGCTTTGTCAATGCGAATCCGGAGTTTTTGCCCGCTCGTATATCCGGCGGTTCCGGGATTTCAACAGCACAGAAATCGTCCTCGGGTGGCGGACCGTCGATCGACCTCGACAAGATCCGGCCCGGGATGAGTTCTGAAGACATGGAAGCTGCGCGCCAGGAGATCGCACGAGTCGCCGCGCAAGCCCTACGCGGCTCGTAACCGCATAAATCAGGTAAACACTTAGAAAGTACAGGAGATACGAATGCCAGCAATTACCTCGACCAACGTGGCCACCGCAATCGTGAAACTTGTGGCGGCCGACGCATTGCCTGCGCTTGTAAGCAACCTCGTCATGGGTAATCTTGTAAACCGTGACTATGAACCGACGCTCGCCCAGGCGGGCGACACCGTCAACGTGCCAATTCCACCCGCACTGGTCGCGAACAACATCGCGGAAGGCGGAACGGTCACAACGCAGAACCCTAACCTGGGAAACGCTCAAATTGTTCTCAACACACACGTTGAAGCAACCTTTCAGATTCCGGATGTAACCAAGGTTTTGGCTGTTCCCGACCTCTTGAGAGTTTACATGCAACCCGCAGTCATCGCAATCGCCGAGAGAATTGAGTCCGACCTTCTTGGACTGTACGCTAGCTTCACGGCAAATACCCCAGTCGGTATCGCCGGGACGCCAATTACGGAAGCTGTGATCGACGCTGCTGAGACTGCACTCTTTGAAGCTAAAGTGCCTTCGAGCCAGGCAAAGCACTTGATCGTCGATTCGAGCACGTACTCCCAGATGAGACAGATTTCCCGTTTCAGTGAATTTCAGACGGCCGGCGAGGCGGGTCTAAGGGCTCTCATAGAAGGCACTGTCGGGAAGATCAAGGATTTCTTTGTGTTCAGGTCACAGTTGGTCGCCAAAACGGGCAGTTCGCCGGTGACAACACACAATCTGGCCTTTGTGCGCGATGCGATCGGTCTTGTAATCCGCCGTCTTCCGCAGCCTCTTCCAGGCACTGGGGCCATCGCCGAGTATGCGGAGTTGGGAAACTTCGGAATGCGAGTGATCATGAGTTATCAGCCGGACACCCTCTCACAGCAGTTCACGGTGGACGTACTGTATGGCACTGCCGCCCTCCGGAACGAGTTCGCAGTGCAGGTGAATTCCTGACGAAAAGCTATGAACCTGAAATCCTATTATCAAACACTTCGCGAACTCCAACAGAGTCTAACCGAGCCCTATGTAGTCTTGGTGAGTTGTGCTACCCCGGATGGGGGCAAAGAGGGTCTCTTGACTGAGGTTCCCAAGGAAATTGCGGCCAAGATGATTGTCGATGGTCGCGCGCGACTGGCAAGTGAGAACGCCGTAAGAGAGTTTCAAGAAAAGAAAGCGGAAGCCAAGAAGACGGCCGATACAGAGGCTGCAGCCAATCGGATGCAGATGACTCTCGTGCCAACAGCCGATCTGCTGAAGGCCAGGCGTCCTTCGAAAGAGTAGTCCGGCGCGGACGAAGCGAAGATGGCTTTATTTACGGATGCTCCGATTTCGACGTTGGACCAGATTGCAGCGCAAGACACTGGCGTTCTCGATGTGGCCAGCACCGAGGGGATCGATGCGTCCGTCAAGATCACACTTGCGCAAGAGGAGTTGGGTGTGGAACTGTTATCGGCTATTTCCCGATCTGCATTCTCACGCACAGCTCCTTCCATGTGGTGGCCTGGAAGCCTAGCAACATCGATAACTTCGCTGAAGCTTGTAAATATCGTAGTAACACCGCCCCTTCGGCTCTGGCACACTTTTCACACCTTGGAATTGATTTATCGAGACGCCTACGGCAACCAACTGAACGATCGTTATCTTGGTAAATGGAAAGAGTACCAGGATCTTTCCAAGTGGGCCTCGACGACGCTGCTTCAGTCCGGCATAGGCGTCGTCTCGAATCCCATTGTCATCGCCGCCAGCCCTATCGTCGCTTTGTTGAGCGGGTCACTGCCGGCAGCGACGTATTATGTCCAGGTGGCCTGGCTGAATTCTTCCGGCGAAGAAGGTATGTCCAGTCCTGTTGCATCGATAAATGCACCGGACCAAAATGCGATCCAGGTTACGCCAACGAGTCCTCCCTCCAATGCCGTTTCGTGGAACATATATGGCGGCACGGACGTAGATTCGATTATGTTGCAAAGCGCGACTCCCATTGCCGTGGATCAGATCTGGACCATGCCATCCTCCGGACTGGCGCAAGGACGGAGCCCCGGGCGGGGGCAAGAACCAAACTACTTCTCTCAGTTACCACGCTTTCTGCAGCGAGGCTAGTCAGCATGGTCAGCTTAGCGGGTACAGCTACATCAAAGCTTCAAGAATTGTTAACCGCACCGAGCGGTCTCAACACCAATCTAGCCACCTTAGCTCAGGGCGAGAGCGTTTCTCTTTCGCCCGTTTTGCCCAATCAACTCTTCACCGAGAATGTCTCCAGTGATATTGCTGAGAGAAGCGTTGAGCCGCAGTATACGGCCGTTTACATCTACTGCAACAAAATTGAGAACGCATTAACGGAGAAGTTCCGGAGCTTTTCGGGAACCATTGAAATGACGATCGATGTGCGGGTATCGCAGGACCGCCTCGAAGGCATTGACCAGGCGTCTCAACTGTATTCCACTGGCGTTACGCAGACACTCGACCAGAACCGCGGGGACTGGGGCCAAGGGCTATTTTTCGCCGGCCGGTATGAGGTGTCGTTCGGGCCGGTAAAACATGGCGGGCGCAATTTCATAAAGTCCGCCAAAATCTCCATCCAGTTGGATGCGAGTGTTGATTGAAGCACGGGAACGACTACAGTGTACATTTCATCCAACGCAAACCGATTCTACTGTGCCGCAGAAGCCGCCTACGGCCAAGTGCCGGCGATTACCGCGGACAACCGGATTCCGGCTGGGAAGCTGACGGCCAAGCAGCAACTTGAGGTCACCAATCGCAAGGACAAGACGGGCAGCAGAACCTTCGCGGGATTGCCACCAGGCGGCCGGCGCCAAACCACTTACCAGCTCAACACGCTGCTGACCACCTGGGCCGGAGGACCAAGTTCTCCCAGCTATGGGCCGCTATTTCAAGCGGCACTCGGCAACGCCGCGGCAATCTGCCAAGGGGGCACGATCGCCGCCGGTTCGACGAGCACGACTTTGGTGTTCGCGGCACTACACGGCCTCAGTGCGGGACAGGCTATCAGTTACATGGGAGAAATTCGGTTCGTGACCGCGGTTCCGGACAATCTCACCGTGCAACTGAACGCACCACTTTCGATAGTGCCTGCACCTGGGTCGACCCTGGGTCCGACCGCAACATACTCTCTCAGCACAGAACTTCCCTCTGCGAGCATATTCGACTACTGGGACCCGAGCTCTGCCGTGCAGCGGATTCTGTGTGGCGCCGCTGTGGATCAAATGACCGTCAAGGTGAATGGAGATTTTCACGAATTTGCCTTTAGCGGCGTAGCACAGGATCTTGCAGACACCACGAGTTTTGCAAGTGGAATCGGGCAGCTCACTGCGTTC